GTTCACGGCATAGTCGCCGGGCGCGCATTTGCTAAGGTGAACAAAATCAGTTTCCCGCATTCTGGCGCGCTGGCGGGAAAATCCAATCAGGCGCAAGGAGAACACCAGAAATGCCGATACTGAAAACCACAAAGGAACTTTCTGATTATTTCAGGGTATCTGCGCAAACCATCCGGGTTTGGCGGCGGAAGGGTATGCCGATAACCGAAACGGGTGAATACGACACTGAGGCGATCCAGATATGGCGCCGCCACGCCGCCGGGACGGCGGTGGGCCAGATAGACCTCCGCGAGGCGAAACGGCGGAAGGCGGTCTGTGACGCGGACCTTGCCAAACTCAGACTGGAACGCGAGCGCGGTAGCCTTGTCAGCAAGCAGTCGGTGCTGGAGGCGTGGACTGCTACGCTCAACGCGCTGCTATCGCAGTTGAGCGACATCGGGCCTCGCCTCGCGCCGCGCATTGCTGGCGAGACGAACGAGGCCAAAATCATCGCGGCCTTTGATGCGGAATTGCGCGCCGTGGTCGAGACCGTGGAGCGTCAGACACGCAAACTGAAAATCGAAACGCCGGTCGAGGATGCGCAATAACTGCGAGGTTAGCCATGCTGAAGTTCGGAACGATATACCGCGAGGAATTGATTCCTAGTTCCGTTTTTATCCCGCCGGACCGGATGCCGATTGTGGAGTTTTGCGAACGATACCGGCACCTGAGCGCGCGGTATACGGCTAGCGAACAACTCTGGCAGGTTGCCAGCGTGCCGTATGCGCGCTTTGTGCTGGAGTGTTTTTGCGATCCGAGCGTGGAAAAAATCACGCTGGTGTGGGCGTCTCAGACAACGAAAACGGCCACGCTTGAAAACATGCTTTTTTACTCAGTTTGTCACGCTCCGCAGCCCGCGCTCTGGATCATGCCGAACGAGAAACTGATGATCTCGCTCATACAGGAACGGCTCAGGCCGACGATTGAATCCAGCCCGCGCATTGCGGCGGAGTTGTGCAGCGGCGCGCGCGGGATCACGCACAACCGCCTGAATTTCCAGAGAATGCCAGTGTTTTTCGGGCTTGCCGATAGCGAGGCCGATCTTTCATCGCGGCCTTGCGGATATGTCATCATGGACGAAATAGACAAATTCCCGATGGCGACAACGCGCGAGGGTTCGCCCGTGGATCAGGCGATAGCGCGCACGCGAACGTTTCCGCGCCGGAAAATCATCATGAGTTCGACGCCTACTAACTACCAAGGAAAGATATGGAAGACACTGCAAGCCTCGACGCGGTGGGCGTGGTGTGTTCAGGACCCTGGGAGCGGCGAGTTTGTGCCGTGGGAGTGGAAGCGCGTGCGATGGGATGCGCCGGAGAAATACGCGGCGCATACTGATCTGTTAGCACGCGCGATTGAGGACGAGGAGGTGCCGGTCTGGTATGAATTCCCAAGCGGCGCAAGGATTTTCACGCGCGCTGAGAAGAATGCGCTCAACTCCTCGGGGCGCTGGGTCTGCGTGGCGCAGGGCGAGAAAAACCATTTCGGTTTCCAGTTGCCGTCGCTCGCGTCCATCTGGAGCGATTTTCGGAAAATGGCAGCGCGGTGGGTCCGCGCGCGCGCGCTGCAAAAGCGAGGCGACAACAGGGAAATTCAGATATTCATCAATCATGAACTGGCGGAGCCGTTCCAGCCGAAGCGTGCGGAGATCGGCGAGGGTTCGCTTCTGCACCTGGTGCGGCGGGATTGTCTCAGCGGCCACTTCCCGGATGGTTATCAATACTGGACGATGGGCGTGGACGTGCAGCGCGGCGGGATTTATTGGCAGGCCGTGGCGTTCAACAATCTGGACCGCCGCGCGCACGTGATCGAATTCGGCGCCGCGAGCGGCGGCGTGGAGGAGTGGATTCCGAAACTGGCAAGCAAGAACTATGGCGGGAAACCGCCGTTGTTTCTGTTTGTGGACGCCGGCGAGGGTATGACCGCGCCTGAGGTCTACCGCGCGTGTTTGCGCCTGCCTCAGTTCGCGCGGCCAATACACGGACTCGCACAAACCCAGACAAAAGGCCGATACTTGCTAACTTCTCAGGATGTAAAAGCGGCGCATCGCGGTCGGCTCGTTCTGATCGCGGTCAATCTGGTCAAGGACGCGCTCTACGCCGCCTTGCAAAACCAGCAAATCACGTTTTGCGATGCGGTCGAGCGCGATGAGGAATACCGTTACCAGATGGCTGCGGAAGAGCGGGTGAGCAAGCCAGGCCAGCGCGGACAAACCGTTTCGTTTTGGCGCGTTCGCGAGGGCTTCACGGACAATCACTATTTCGACGCGATGGTTTACGCGCTTGCTGGCGGCATTGCGGCGGGCTGGATCAAGAGCGCGCGCGCGGCGCGCGTCTATGCACACCAAGAGCAAGGAGTGGACGGAGATGAAAAAAACCAAGTAGAACAAGGGAAATCTCAGCATCAGGAATTCAGGAAACCGCGAGGCCCCGTGCCGCAGAGCACGCGGCGCATCAGCATCGGCATGTCGCGTCGCGGTGAGCGATGACGAAAGGAGAAGCACACGATGAGAAGAAAGAAAACCATGAAGGCAAGAATCCCGGACACGTTGTGCGAGGCGGTTCCGCCTGAGACGGAGCCGGCGGGCAGAACTCCAGAAAACCCTGATGAAATCAGGGATATTGAGGGAACGGACCGCCGCTGTCCGCGTTGCGGGTCCATCCGCACGGAGCGGCTGAGTGGACTTTTGAAATGCCGTGGCTCGATCTATCATTACCGGCGTTGCAAGGTGTGCGCGACGAAATACCGGGTTCGTTATTCTTGAGATTCCTTATATTCGCGCCCGGAAAAATTTCGCGCGCTCGGCGTGAAAACCCTTGCGCCGGTTAGGCGCTGTGGGTATATTCAAATCACCTTCCTTTCTGCCTGCGCGAGTGCGTAGCGCGCGCGCAGTGTCCGCCCGGTCAGCCCAGCCGGGCGGATTTTTTATCGGAACGCGATGGGATAAAAGAAGAAATTTTGCGCTAGCGCAAAAATTTCTATTGACGCGGAGGGATGGCCTTGCGGGCGCCAAAAGCGCCCGCTTTTTTTTTATATTTGCTACACCGATATTTTCGATAGAGAACTGAAAACATTGACGTTTACTGGTAGTGACAAAGTAGTTTGCCAAACCGTTGCATAAGGCTATAGGTATTTGTTATACGATAAGCGCGAGGTTGGAGGCGCTGAAGCATGGCGACAGATGACGAACTGAAAGCAATCGCCGATTCCGCGCTGGAAAACTCAATTGAGAACCAGTCGCTCACAATTTCGCCGGGTTCCAAGTCGGTAAGCCGAACCCCCGCGCGTGACTCTTTTGCCATTCGGCAACTTTTGCTCAATGGGGCTTCTCGCGCCGCTGGAACCCGGCGAAGCCGTAAACTCATCTTTGGGGGGCCTTGATGATGCCCGAGATAATCAAGGCTCTGTCAATATTTTCTCGCCTCGCCCGCGCGATCTCCGCCGGGCGCGCCGCGTTCGCTGGAGCCAAACCTGAGCGCGAAAAGCGCGCGCCTCGCTCCACCACGCCGCTCGCCACCATCGGGCGCGAACGCTCATGGGACGCGACGAAATCAACGCGCCTAACCGGCAAGTTACTAAGCAACGCGAAGACACAATTTGCTGATGCTATCTGGAGCGATGGCGGTGAGCGCCTGCGGAATATCGGGCGCTATCTGGTCCGCGAACATCCTGAGGCCGCCGCGATTGTGGACTACCTCGCGTCTGTGATCGTGGGGCGTGATGGCATCTGGCCGCGCTTTGACACGGGCGATGAAACTCTCGACGCCGAACTGAACCGCCGGTTTTCCGCGTGGGCGGAGAACTGTGACGCGCGCGGCGAAGAGGATTGGGCAAGCGTTCAGCGCCTCTGGGTTCGGGAGATTTCCGCGACTGGCGAGGCGTTTACCGAGATGGGCGCGATTGATGGCGCGTTCGTGCTTTCTCCTTTTGAGAGCGAGAATTTAGGGTTTTTCGGGTCGAACTCGAACATCATCAACGGCATTGAATATGATGAGCGCGGGCGCAAAGTCGCTTACTATGTGACACTCACAAAACCCGGGCCGCTCGGCGTCCCCGGCATGGGGCCGCAGATACGCATCCCGGCGGAGCGTGTGCTCCACATCATGATGCGCAACCGCCCTTCGCAGTTTCGAGGCGAGAGCGCATTCGACGCGACGGCGATAACTCTTTACGACATATTCGACGCGGATCGTGCCGAGATGGATTTGCTTCGAGCCGCCGCATATTTCGGCCTCATCATCCGCACAAACCCAGAGCAGTTCGGCGAAATCGGCGCGACTGGCGGGCTTGGCGAGGATGAAACAAACTCGGACGGTTACGCGCCGGACACTGTATCCGACGATGAAATGATGATCGAGCGCGGCGTCATCCGCGCTATGGCCGATGAAGTGAAAGCCGTGGAAACCAATAACCCAACAGGGGAATATCAGAGTTTCACTCGCGCGCTCAGGCAGGCCATCGCGGCGCGCTGGGGCATTCCATACAGCGCCGCGACGGGTGACACATCGCAGGCCAATTATTCGAGCGAGCGCGCGGCGGAGATGCACGCGCGGCCTCGCTATCAGTGCCAGCAGTGGATGATCATCCGCAAAGGCGCGCGGCCTGCGGTCAAAAAGTGGATCGAGCATGAGGTGGCGCGCAAGGGTCTGCGGATTTCTAATATAACGATTCCCGAAATCGTATCTGGCATTCACTGGCGCTTGCCTCATCGCGAATGGGTGGACCCCGGCGCCGAGGCGCAGAAGTTGAAAACGATGGTAGAACTTGGGCTTCTGCCGTTCCCGGCGGCCTGCGAATACGTGGGGCGCGACGCTCGCGACGTCTTGGCCGAACACAAGCGCGCGCTCGACTTGGCGGAAGCGTCCGGCGTCTCACTGCCGCCCGCCTATTCCTCGACGCTCTTCCAGTATCACATCGAGGCTGGCGCGCTCACGATCAACGAAATCCGCAAATGGCTCAAGTTGGAACCTGTGGAGTGGGGCGAG